GTCAGAGGCCGGTACGTCCAAGTCGTCCAAGTTCTGAATCATGTTACGAATGCCCAAGTCAGTCAGGTCAGTTCCGTTACCCGCTACTGCTGGTGCCCATGCAGTGACTCCGTCACCACCGATTACGGCGGTAGCCAGATTGGCGTACTGTGCCAGACAGTCAGTATCGACTTTCTGCGCGATGGCGTAGCCCGCTTTCTGCGTGTACTCAGAACGCAAGTTGTACTGCGCCTGTGCGGAGGCGATGTCCTCAATGAGGAACGAGGTTTCCATGTGCTGATTGATATTCATTACGAACTCAGTCTCTACTGGAGACTGCAACGTAACCTGTGTGTTAGCTACTTTCGCGTTCGCTGTAAGGTTAGACAAGTCCGGTACGTGTAACGTATCGCCTTTCTTTCCCTGCATCGGAAACGATTTCATCAAAGATTTTGCGAGCAGTGTCGCTTCCGTCGCACGACGGATTTCGTCCAGCCACAACTGCGGGATAAAACTCGCGCCTGTGGTGGTAGTCATTTGGTTAGCGCCTAATGGCATAATAAACTCCTATTATTGCTGGTAGAAGCGCATGATCTCCGGCTGACGGCGGGCGTATTCGTCCGGGGTCATCGCGTCAATCTGTGCTCTACTCAGGTTCGAGGTCGGTGCGTTGTGAGATTTCGCTCCGCCTACTGCTTGTGCTGCCGAAGGCTTGCGGTCGGACTTCTTGCCAACCAGCTTCGCTATCATCCGTGCTCCAGCTATACTGTCTAGCTGCTGTTTATCCCCATCGGGTAACGCCTCAAAATATTCTGATACCTTATCCCCGATGTCGGAGCCGTACTCTGCCTGCATGTCGTTCCAGAAAGATGCCTGTTGCTGCTCGGCCAACTGCGCCTCAAGAGGTGCGGTAGCTTCACGAACGTAAGGTTCTATCTGTGCCCGTATGTCGGGGTCTAATCCAGTGGGTATGTCGGATTCCGGTAATTGTGAAGTAGCCGCTTGCTGTGCAGACAATGCCTGCTGCGAACGGGTGTACTCTGCCGTTAGGCTCTTGTACCCTTTCTCCAAGTCTTCTACTGAATCGTACCGTCCAGCGTACTTTCGACTTGCTTCACTGGAGTCCGTGGATGACGGGGTGTCCTCTGTGTCAATGGCCGTGGCGGTGTCAACTATCTCTGCCCGGCTCCCATTGACAGTTTGGAGCCCTTCGTCTGTAGGAGTGTCCTGTGTATCTGCCATGTTACAACCTCGCTTTTTACGCGTTTGATGTACGTTTGTCAAGGAACAGTTTTAGCTCCTTGATTACTCGGTACTGTGCAGCCGTAGCTGCGTACACTTCCCCATAATTGGGTAGTATTTCTGACGGTGGTTTCGCATCTAGGTGCGGTCGCTCGAACGACTGCTCCATCCATGCCAGCATTTCTGCGAAGGCGGGCATTTCCACCATTGTGTTGTAGTCTAATTTACTGCGTCGCGCCATCTGGAACTCCTGCTTCTTGTCCTGCCATCATCTGCTCCGCCATTGGGTCTGCTTGCGCGGGCGTAGGCGCTTGTTGCGGTTGCTGGGGTGATGCCTGCTGTGGCTGCTCTGGTTTGAGAAAGTCTTCTTCGTCATCGAAGCCGAGTTCCCGCATGATGCGTTTGTTGATCTTGCCCCAATCAAGCCTTGGTGCCAAGGCTTGTACCTGCCCCACTGTTTGTAGGTACGTCATCAAGTTCTTGAGTCTGAACTCTCGCATGGCCACCAAGCGTGAGCCGCCGGGTTTGATGTCGTATCTGCCGCGCAGGTCGTCCGGGTGAATCTTCGTCCACGCGTCTATCTCGTCCACATCATCGCGCCCAAGAATGCGTATCGCTTGTTCTTCATCCATGAACTGCGCCGCATTTGACAGGTACATGCGGAGTGACGGCCGGATAACCGAAGTCTCAATCTGTGCAAGCACCTCGTTGAATCGCGAGTTGCCTGACTGTGTCAGCGCCATTACCTCGGTCGCTGTGCGTGTGCCATCAGAGGTTCCGCCCGCTACCAATTTGATCGCGCCGGTGGCTTCCTCGAACTTACGCTCAAGGTCGCTGATCTCTTGGTACGCCAGTGCTACAGCAGAGCCGGGGGCCACGGACTGCAAGTTGTCCATATCCGCTACTTCAAACATTGCGCCGGGTTCGGAGATTAGGTTGTCGATGTCGATGACACCATCATCCTTGAACTTATACATGCCATTGATGATGATAGATAACTCGTCCACCTTCTGGTTCGTGAATGAGTTTATCAAGTGTTGCAACGGTAGCGCAGGTTCAAGCGCCCCAATTCCGTACGCTTCGCCAGCCACTACGCTGTATCGTGCGAATACGAACGGGTCACGGCCATGCTCATACGGGCTTGGCTGCAGTCTGAGCAGTACGCCGTTGCCTACAGAGCAAACGTAGTTGTCATACTGCTCCCCGTCGTCCTCGAACGTGCCCCATAGTTCCGTGATCTCGATGCTGCCACGGTTCTTGTCCACGCCGGAGGTCATATCCGCTGCTTGAGCAGTGGCGATGTGGTTTGCGTCCTCCTGTGAGGCAGAAATGCCCCCATTCCCTGCGGTTCCCTTGAGTAGTTTCAGTGCGTCCGGGTCAAATACCTGTAGAGCCTCCGCTTCTTCGTAGGACAACCAGTATTTGCGTAGTTTGTTCGCCGTTTGTGGGTCAGAGGCGTACGGGTCTACATGAAAATACTTCATATCCAGCGTCTTGAAGCGCGAACCAGAGAAAATACGTTCGTCACCGGAGTATTCTTCGCTCCAATCCACGATTGCGGCTGAGTTACCAACAGTTATCAACTGTTTTAGGAAGTGGGAGACGTTGGTGCGGTAGTCTGAGGCGTACGTCTGCTGGTACAGCAGTTCCTTGGCCGCATCAGCACGCAACTCGTATCCATCGTCCATAGGTTTAACGTCAAAGAACCTCTCATTGGGGAACAATCCTGACATAATCTGGCTGTGAATGTTCTCAACTGCGGAAAAGGATGCCGGTACGAAGGCGCGGGACTTCCACTTGGGCGTGCCCTGCGATACGTCGAACTTCGAGAGGTATGCTTTCTCACACTGGAGCCACACCTTCTCTTTGCTTATGCGCTCCGCAGCCCACTCTGTCCACAAGCTATACACCATGCCCGTGAGTCCGCGCACCTCATACTGCTGCTTCGTAGCTTTCGAGGTTGGTTGAGACGTGGTGCTGTCCTCTTTCTCAGGTAATATCTTCGCTCTATTTTCTCTCATCTATTTCTCCAGGGGTGCTGGGCGTGCGCCCGGTCTTGTGTCTCGCGCTTTTAGCAGCGTGGCCAGCGCCTGCTTTGGCGTCAGATTGTTGCTTATCGTCTCCGCGTCTATCGCTACTGGGAGGCTCGTTCGGCGCTCGGCGGGTGTAAGGTTCTGGCGCAGTTCTGTTAGCCTCGCCTGCGTCTCCGCCCATTGGGGCGCTCGAATGCGTGCCGGTAGCTGCGTGTATCTGTTCGGGGGTGGCGTAGTCGTGTGACATGCCCACTGCTTTGTCCCTCGCTGCGTGGTCGAACGTCTTTGAGTGCCGCCCTACGAACATGCCGACTAGGTTAGGCGCAGGTTTATCGAACGCCACTGCACGGCCTGCCAGTGCGCCCGTCAGGGAAGTCACTGCTTTTATCTGTGTCTCCGGGTCTGCCGACCGCGTTTCGAGCAATGTTCTTAGTGCGCCACGCGCTATCTCTTTCGGCAGTGCGGACAACCTGTCCATGACGCTACCGCCCTCGCCTGCTGCGGTTATGGCGCGGTCGATGTAATCCCCCTTGCCCCCGCCCTGTATGAACTTCATTAGCTTGTCTGGCATCAGTACCCTCCGTACATGCTGGCGGGCTGGTAGTGCCGCGCGTGTGCGCCTTTCCCGCGTCTGCGTTGGGGCTTTATGATGCCGGACAGCGCTGCCTCGCAGGCATCGGAGGCATCGTCGTGCTTGGCTTTCGGGAATGTTATGAGTTCGTCCAGCAGGTCGTTCGAGTCGTGCATCGGGTTGGCGCGTTCCGGGAACACCAGCGAGCCAGACTTGACGGGCGGCACCATGCTGCGGATGCGTACTTCTTTGTTGGTGGTGGACTTGTACTCCTCAATCTTGAAGTGCACATTCCTGCGGCGCTGCGCGGAGTACACCTCACGTGCGAGCATGTACTGAAAGCCGTTCGTCTCGATGCGTACCGCCAGCGGCTGATACTTTATCACTAGGTCGAACAGCACGTTGATGAGCTTGTCCGGGCTGAGCCGTTGGCGGACTACGTCCAGCACGTACACGTGATTGTCCGGTGCCGCCCCCAATACCACAATCGCCGAGAAGTCGGCGCGGGATGAGCGACCCATCGACGGGTCAAGCGCTATGGTGACGTTCAGCGGGGAGGTGACGTTGTTTATGCTTAGTGTGGTACGTGATGAGTTCGTGGACACTGCGTGCGCGTCGTAGTGCGCAAAGTCCGACGACCGGAACTCAGCAGTCTCGGGGTTCACTGCTTGGCACATGTACTCCTGCGCCCATTGCTCCGACAGCCCCTGTGCGCTCAGCGACGCTTTCGTTCGCATCAGCGACTCGTAGGGGTGGTGCTCCGGCCACAGTGATTCGCCGGGGGCAGGCACAGCGGTGAACTTTTTGCGCAGGAATGTCTTGTCATTCTCGTACACATTATTCAGCAGGCTGTCCTCATGGAGAATCGTTCCTACAATGAAGGCTTGCCCATCCTGTGCTAGCGCGGGCAGCGCTGCGCCGTAGAACCAGCGCTTCAATTTCAATCTTTGCTCTGGCGTGGCTACCGCCTCGTCATTCTCGATGTCGTCGAACAACATCAGCGTGGGGCGGTTCTCATGGTACTTCAATCCACGCAGTTTCTGGCCAGAGCCTTTGGCTATCACACGGATGCCCGTTGAGGTGGTGATGCTCTCTTGGCTCCACTGGTCAGTGGTGAGGTTCCCGAAAAGCTTTATGAGTAGTTCGTTGTGGGTCAGCTCGTCTGCGATTGCTTCTAGGAACAGCTTTGCTTGCGAGTGACTGTCTGAGATTATTACTATGAAGCGTTGGCGACGAAAGAGGATACTGTAGAGTATGTATACAAAGGTGAGCGTGGTGCTTTTACCGAACCCACGCGGGCAGACAACCCCTTTGCGGGGATTGGCGGCGAGTGCGAGCCGGTACAGTTCCTCATGGAACTTAGGCGTGCCACCCTTGATGTGGTGGGGGAACAGGGTCTGACTGAACCAGACTATGTCCCGGTGCATGTGCTCTTTGACTTCGTTCCAATCTGGCATTTGCGGTGTCTACACCTCGGGGTGGGTCTTGGCAACTTATTTTTCAAAAATATTTTTTATCCGTGGGTGTTGATAGTGAGCCAAAAATGTGCGTTTCTATTTTGGGTTGTAAAACCGTGGGTGTTGATAGCGGGTCAATAGTGTGAGTTTCGATTTTGGGTCGTAAATTGGAAAGTGTCTATATGTACACGCTCACCATTTCTACTTGGGGGTCTCCCCCCCCTTGGCTAACCAAAAACCCCGCGCCGCTAGATTCTAGCGGCGCCAACTTATAACATGTATCAAAAGTACATGTACTAAAAAAGCACATATATGTTGATCCAATGTTGACGAACCAATGGCAAGCGCCTACAATACCAACACCCGCTACGCGTGGGCATACTTAAACATAGAGAGGCAACACCATGACACAATCAGCATTAGCAACTATCGAAACCAAAGAAACCGCCACCGTCGAAACCGTGCGCGAATATCCAAAAGCCAACGCCAAGGCCATCAAGCAAGCCCGCGCTATGGATAGCGCCATAAGCGCCGCAAAGAACGTGGATGCAGCACTGAGCAAAGTGGAGGGCGCTAACATAAAGCTGTCCGACACCTTGGCGGACTACGTAAAGTCGGGTGCTTTTGATCTTCCAGTGCAGGACGCAGTTGATACGCTTATCGCTGCGTTAACAAAGGAGAACCGCCCGCGCGGCACGGTGTCCGGTTATGGCTCACAGGTCAAAGCCACCCTCACCGCCATGCACGCAGCAAAACAAAAAAGCGCCGATCTTGCTTATATCCTTGTTGCTGCTGACGCTGACGTTAAGCCCTCCGCTTTCGCGAGTGTTGCCAAGGCGTACAAGGCTGACGGCACGCTAAAAGAAGCCACCAACAAAGCCGGCACGGCGGGCAAAAAGAAAGACACCAAGCCCGCCACTGAGCCAACCGAGGCGCTAGAATCTAGCGAGCCAACACATGACGCAGAGCAGCAGAACTACACCAACGATGAACAGCAAGTGTTCGATTGCCTTAACTCCGGCAACGACCGCGCATTAATCAACGCAACGGCTCGACTAGCCAAACGCAACGGCATGACACCAGAAGTCGCCAGCAAGTTGTTTGCTGACGCTTGGGCTAACGCATAACGATAGCTTAACTCTCCCGACCAGCTAGCCGCCCTGTAAAAGGGGCGGCTTTTTGCTGCCCGTAATTCAAGCCTCATAGAATCGCCGCTGTGGGGCTTTTCTTGTGTCTGCCTTATGGCGGCATAGCCAGAGATTAAAAAGGCGCTGGGGGCTATTGTGTGGCCTTGTGTGGTGTAATGTCGATCACATTCTTCGCTGCTTTCCTTTCCTTCGCTTCGGCATTCAATCTTTTGCACAATGCTTCATCATTTGCAATTTTCTTTTCCGCCTCAACTTCATCGTTTGCCAAACCTAATTTCTTCGCTTGAACTTGTTGGTTATAATTTTCGGGGTCGCGAACGGCTAAAATACTCAAAGCATCTTTTGTGCTGCTAGATTCTAGCGCAGTCGAATATGCGACTTCTTCCAACTTCGCTTGAGCTTCGGCGAGGGAAAAATTTATCGCCTCGCCTAATTTGCTATTTTCCAACATCCATCCGTGAAAAACTTCAGTTGAAATTCCGCTTCTGTGAATCGCAACTTTCAAAGAATTCCCTAATCTCAAAAATCCACAAACTTGCTCCAATTTAGCCATAATCTCGGGTTTCATTTTTGCCTCCAATCTCGTTTTTTGCTCTGTTATACCCAACTGCACGAAAAGTCCTAGAGCTATATTCTACTGTGATGCCATATCACACTTTCTCTATATACTATTAATATATTATAAAAGGTATAACAAGTATAACCAATAGGCCAAACCCGCCCACCCCAACAAGTTTGCTGTGATACCCACCCCGTAAAACACAGGTAAAACACAGGTAAAACACCAACAGTGCTCTAACAGTGTCTTACTATGCCCATAAACCCCGCATGGGAATGTTATACCCCAAGCCGTAATGGGGGGTATAACGATATAACACGTGTTATTCATCCTTGAACCAAGCCCGTTTGCCGCGACCGCCAAAACGCTGCATCCAGCCCTTCTCGCCCTTCTTTCTAACCGCGTATCCGAGCGCACCGAGGGTGTATTCTATCTCGTAGTCATCCCGCAGAGTGACGCCGCGCCAAGCCTCAATATGCGCCCTGATTTCGTCCTTACACACGCAGTCATCACGTGTCGAACCCGCACAACCGTCCCTCCCCAAGAATGACACGATCTCATCATGGTACTTGCCGTCTTGCATACAGTCCGCCTGCTGCACCAGAGCCGCTGCGCCCGCTGCACCAGACATCACCAAAAGTTGGCCGCCCTTCCATAGCGCCACAGCCTCGGCCCACAGCTGCACCCGATTCGCTTCGAGCCAACGCCACCCGTCCTCGTCAATCGCCTGAGTGCACCACAAGGGCAGATAGCGCTTATTGCCGGTAGTATCTGCCAGAACCCCAGACAAACGATTGCTGGTTGCGTACATAACAAACCTGCGAGGAACGGCCACAGTCTCGTGGCTGTACAGCCGCCGAGTGGAATCGACTGGCCGAGACACGAACGCCTTCTTATCTTCCACGCTCTGCCCACGCCTCCCCATGTGCTCGCTTAACTCAAACACCCAGTTCCCGCTCACTGCAGCCAATAACTCTCTGTCTTGGCTGTCCATAGCGACAATATCGCGGTCGCTCCACCAAGCCCCGCCGAACAGAACCTTCATAACAGGGGACTTGCCTAGCCCCTGCTTACCTAACAGCACCGGCACCAACTGGAAATCAACGCCGGGCTGGTATGCCCGAGCAACTGCCCCAGCCATCCACACCCGCATGCACTCCTGCTCATACTCACCCCCACCGACGCCCAACAACCGATCAAGGAATGTGGCCACACGCTCGACACCGTCCCATGCGCCGCAGCCGTCCAGAAACTCGACCAGAGGGTCGAACGGGTGCGCCTTGGCTGCCGCCTCGACTGCTGGCGTGACCACACAAGGTGTCCAAGCTGCCCCGCACACATGGCTCGCGCCCAACACGCTTGTCTCGTACTCATCGCTCACCTGACTCACTGCCCGCTGAACAGCGGTGAGTTGCTCGCCACCGCCCCAGCCGCCAGCGGGCTCAGCATAACCCAACTGACCCTCCACCCACTCACCGGCCACGCACGTAGCACCAGCGAACATGTCGTAGGCCAGCACACGGTCGAACACACCGGACTGCTGCAGGATAGCAATAGCATTGGGGGTGTCGCGGCGAACAGCGGTCTTCGTGCAAGCCAGATTGAAGTGGGTCACACTCTCCGTCTCACGCTCACCCAACGTAAGCTTGGCACGAACCAGTGCAGCAGCATGGTCGCCCTTGAACAGAACCACCCGCATAACATCGAATGCGTCGTGAACCCTACCATCGGCGAACAACCCGCCGCCGCCGAACTCCTTGACTGTCAGATGAGCCTCGCCGCCGTCCTCGTCGCGGTACGCCACCAGCCCAGCCTGCCCAGTGCTGGAGTGAGGGCGCAGCCAACGCGCCAACTCTTCGCTGCCGGTCGTCTCGGCCTCGGTGTAGCCCGCGCTGATGAGCATCCCGCGCACCCCGCTCAGCCCGACCTTGGCGCAGAACGCCAGAATGTCAGGGTCAACAACCCCGCTGGCCACCGGCGCTACCTGCGCATTGTCGCCAAGCAGCAAGTCGACGTTTACGTGCTCGCCCACCACAGACTGAGCCTGATATGTATTACCTTTGCGGACACGACCGTGATACCACAACTGAGAGAAGCGCCGAGCCTCGTCCGTCTCGCGAACAGCACAGCCAGCAAGGTTGAGGGCGCTGTGAACAGCCCGACTCAGCACAGGGAGTTCGTCTTTGACGACGGGACGTGTGAGCGGCAGCCAGATGCGCCACCGAGAACCTTTGTCGGGCTTTCCATCCGACCAACTGGCTGTGACAGCGCCTGCCCAGCCCAGCGTATCGAGCGCCTCAACGGCCAGCGCAAAGTCTGGTGCGCCTATGATGCTGTCATCCAGCGACGCGTCCCCGTCCACCGCGAACATGTCGTAGTGCGGTAGATTGGTGGCTTTGCGGGAGTCCTTACACGGGCCGAGGACAAACCCCGAGCCCTCCTTCTCCCCAACTACAGGCGCGGCGGTGAGATACTCCGCCCACTCCGGCCAGCTTTTGGTTAATGTTGATATGATTTTTGGTTGGTTGTGTGATTTGCACAGAGCGAGAGTTAAATCACCCACAGACTGCACCTAAGAAAAGTTTTGACATTTGAAGTATCCTCCGACGATTTCCTCTAACGGGTAAAAAGACACGAGGCCGGCTGCCGCCGACCCCGCTACCACGTCAGAGGTGTTGCGAAGGTAGGTTTTTAATAGTCTGTTAGTCAATGATTATCAGCGCACTGTTGACAAGCTATTGCTAATAGTGTAGCATAACACATGTGGAGGGGGAGACGTTAAGCCCTACACAGAAAAGACAGAAAAGACAGAAATAGAATCTAGTAAGGAGAAAGAGATGACAAAAGGACGAGAAGGGCTAAGAGAAGATTTCAGGGACACTGTTAGAGTAACCGCGCTGCGTAGCATAGTAAACCATTTGCTCGGGGCGCTAAGCGCAAAGAACTTGGGACTAGCAGACGAGCTGAAGCTAATCGCTGAAGCCGACGACATGAGGCAAGAGCTGGAGGGGCTGCTATGAACAATGAACAGGCAGCACTTATTATATACTACTGGCGAGTCTGCACTATCTGCGGGATTCGCATGACCCTCGACCAAGCAGCGGCAGCATGGATTAAAAGCAACGCTGCACAGTACAGAAAGGAGATAGAAGCATGATAAAACAAACCTACCCCCAAGGTTGGGTCATCCGGCAGAAGTCAAAGCAGCGGTTCTACATCGAACACGACGATGTGGTGCTGGCAACGGCCAATTCTTTGCGTGAAGCAAGGGGCATTGTTAAGCAGCTATTGACACACTAACAGTAACATGATAGCATACCTATGACGGGAACGCAAGCCGATACAAACAACAAAATAGAATCTAGCAAGGAGAGGGAGATGGCAAGACAAACTAGTTTAGACGCGGCGGGGCATTTCATGGCCGGAACGCACTTCAAACGTGGCAACACACAGGTAAAAGTAGACGTGAAGAGTGGGTGGGTACAAGTGTACTTGCATGGTAATCTAATAGCAGAAAGAACGATGCGGAATACCCGTGAGTTCAAGCTACGTTTAGCTGGATGGAACTCACGCGTCACTCGCGAAAGATTAAATGTTCTGCTGGACATGGCGGGGCACACACAGCTATTCCACCAAAAAGACTTCGCACCATACATTGATGACATTGCTGTGGGCGAAGATCAGTGGGTGTTTTTCTGGGCGGACGGCCAATGGGGTTTTGATTGGTACAAACCTGTACCACTAGCACAGATGTTAGAATCTAGCAAGTAAAAAGGGAGAGAGAGAAATGGAATTAAATATCAAAACAGCGGTAGAAATCGCCACGGCGATGCTAAATGCAGGGGAGCCATTCATGCTCGTAGGTTCACCGGGCATCGGCAAGACTGACATCATCACACAAGCCTGCGAGGCGTTGGGATTCGACATGCTGGTAGAGCATCCGGTGCTGTCAGACCCAACGGACATGAAAGGGCTGCCGTGGATAAAAGAAGGTGCGGAATGCGCGACGTTCGTACCGTTCGGCAACGTACACCGAATCATCCACGCCAAGGAGCCCTTGGTAGTGTTCATCGACGACATCGGGCAGGCCGCGCCGGCCGTACAGGCCAGTTACATGCAGCCCATCCTTGCTCGCCGCATCAACGGGCACAATGTACCGGACTGCGTGCGCTTTGTAGCAGCGACCAACCGTCGCCAAGACAGAGCCGGAGTGGCGGGGATTCTTGAACCTGTGAAGTCTCGCTTCACTACTATCCTGCACCTAGCCCCTGACCAAGAGGCGTGGATG